GCCATTAGTACCCCCTGTGCACCGTGACGCGGATTTTTGCCGGACTCGGTATGTTTGCATTAAAGTCACCACCAATAGACGCATACTGTGCAGTAAGGCCGGTACCTGTCACCACTCGGATTGCCTCTTTCCTCACGGTGGCTGACACACCGAGCCCAGCAGACGTGTAAATCCATCCAGCTTTGCCCCATATGCCTTCACCGTACAACTGCGGTTCAACCTGCATCATCCTGCTGTAGGCATAAGGAAGTTCATCAAGAACAAGGGACTTCGTAGCCACAGGGTTGCCTCTGTTTATGGGCATAGTGACTACTGTTCCAAGGCTATAGCAGTGAACACTCGTAACCACTCCGGACGATTTTACAGCCGTTCCGATGTAGACGCGGCGGACGGGTGAACCCGCGACGTTGTACATTACAACCTCTGCGGGGTTGAAGTGGTCGGCCAATGTGTCGGCCTTTTCCGCCCCGACCTCAGGCGCGACGGCAGTCGCACCAAAACCGGAGAAAGTCCCGTCTTCAGCTATATCAGCGTATACATAGTGCGTCCCGTCAGCCGCCGGGGACAGGTCAACAACTTGTGGAGATGTCAGTTCCTCAGAAAGCTGTACTCTACCGTTGTCAGCGTAGGCTACTTGCAGCCCCGCCTCGACCGTCACCACGTTGCCACTGTAGGACAGGCTAGCTACAGGCGCGTCACAGTCAGCAACCGTCCAGCCGTCGGGACGCGCCCCCAGCGTGGCTTTAATGATGGATTGAGGTGCATATGCCTTAGAAGATGCCTCCTCTGCAACACTAGCAGCGGCCTCTGCTCTTACGGCCTGCTCCGTAGCCAACGCAACCTGCTGTGTACCCTCTGATACAACTCTGGCTACCTGAGTATCTCCCTCTGCTATAACTACATCCCTCTGAGCGATAGCAACATCTCGTGCATCCTGTGCATCTGTACTTGCCTGCTCTGCTACAAGCCTATCTGCATGAACAGCGTCTTTAGCCAGATAAACATCATCGCGTATTGCACCAACAATAGTGAATGCAGCAATGGTGGTGGAATATATTTCCACTATATTACCCGCTGTTGCTGGGTTTAATAGTGTAAATGTATTTTTATCTACATATGTTAACTCTGCTACGTCTATCTTCTCTACAACATCGTTTCCTTTATGTACAAAAACAGTCACCTGAGGTCTTTCTACACCATTAACAAGGTATGTTTTTATATCAAAAGGCACGACAAATGTGGACTTTGTTTCCTCAAGAACCTCCCTAAAATAATTCTCTCCTGTATCATTTAAACTCTCCCCTACAGTGGGGAAATAAAGTTTCCAATACAGATCACTCGGTATACTGTCCATAACAGCGGGCACTCTTATGGGTACAAAAATATTGTCAGCAAAAACCCTTGGCTGAAGGATGTCTGCTTCAGATACGCCTTCTTCCCAAGGAATAGGTACTTTATAAGCTGCCATTGTGTGTAGTGCCTTCGCTACAGAGGGGATTGTCCCGTTCCCCTCATATGTAGGAACATCGGTTGTTGCATCACCATTTAGGACCATATGAAAAGCATTTGCATTTAGTATATTAAGGTCTACAGCCTCTTGGTTATTTGTGGCTGGATATGTACTTTTTCCCATTATAACTCCTTAAGAAATGCGTTCCCACATGTAGACAGTTGTATAAGGCTGAACAACATTCATAGGCTGACTTGCTCCACTATCACCAACCCAAGGGTCTAGTGTAAGTGATTTGTCAAAGTAGCCTAAGGATCCACGCAGGTCATCATTACCTATGAGAACGCTTGAGTTTCCAAGACCTCTTACTTCAAACGGTGTTCCGCTTCCATTATCTGAACGCAAGGTATGCCTGTGAACAGCGAGTTCTTCGACAGTTTGGACATGACTAAACTCACCACCTGTTTCTGCCTCTGCAAAAACCTTTGTTTCCCCTCTTGTATCCTGCGCCGTACCAACACCAACAAGAACCCTGCCTTCAAGGCTTACCCATGTACCTACCCCAAGTATCTCTGATGGATTCCTGCTATCCGTTCTGTTTATGTAAATACTACCAACAGGATAAACATCTTCAAGGTTAAGTGTACCTGAAAGAAGCCTTTCATCTAAGTCTTTGATCCATTCATAAATATTATTTAATTGCCAGTTGAACTCTTGTGCGGTAGGAACTTGATCTTTATCATAACCGACATCTCTTAGACTTTCTTTTGGTCTTGTTTTGTTTATTGTCTCTGCCACAGGAAGCATTTGTTCTACCCGTGCCCACTCTGGATAAAATTCCGGTCTAGCCATTAATCCTCCTTATTTTGATGTATATACAAGAGATGCAAGTGACCCTGCTGTCATTTCGTAGCCCTCTTCTTCTGTTATTGTACCGAAGCCTTTTATAAAAGCGTCATCTTCATTGAACCCGAAAAAGAAACCTCTGCCATGAGAGCATATCCTCAGTGAAGTGTTGAGTGGAAATATCCCAACGAGAAAATCCTTATACTCAACACCGCCGATACACCAAGTATACATGTTCACATCTACATCATCCTTATAACCCTTATAAATCCAAACAGCCTCCCCACCTGTAAATGCTTTCAATAGATTAACGATGTCATCTCTTGTTATGTCGCTTTCTTGGGCAAGGATATATAGCCATATCATGGCCCTATATTGCTCGTCAGATTGTTCCTCAAGACGATATATGTTCATCTGTTCACCAATATCATCAAGACTTCTTCCTACAGCCGTGTTCAGTAGTCGTTTGTCTATCAAAGAGGATATATTATCCCTTATGTTTAGATAGCGGTCCGCTATAATCTCTACAAGGCTGTTTATATTCTCTTTTCCATAATATTGTTGTGTTATAAGATTAAGGGTGTCTTCTACAAAGTTCTTATTATCTGAAATATAGGTGTAATCCACTAGCCTCTCCCCTGTATAAAGAGTATATTCTCGACAAGCAAGTTGGCTGCTTCGTTGAATGCCATTTTTAGTTGGCCCTCTTTATATGTTTCATCTCCAGAACCAGTATACTTTACAAAAACCTTTAGTGTCTTTATCCTTGAAAAGCTGATGTTTGACAAGGCAGAGGCAACAAGCTGCTCTGACTGTACACTTTCCCCTATGCTTAAACTTTGTACAGATGCTTTAAGGGCATTGCTTATATTCTCTTTTTCACTAATATTTAAAGGCAATGCATTCTTTGTTGTATACTCAATCTTTACAGTTATCTGCTTCTGCACTGCCGGTGTAAAGCCAACACGCTCATACCTGCCGTCAGCAGTCAATACTTTTTCAGAGTATTCCCCGTCCAAGACTGTCTTTATGGGTTTGTTCTTATAAAGTTCCTTCACAATATCAGATGCAACTCCTCCAAGAACAACAAACATTGCTGTGTGTGGTTTAGCAGGTGAGTGGTTTATGTCATCTGTTGGATTCTCATAAAGGATAACATCCTCTACCCCGCTCATATTCTGCAAGGTTTCTATCATTGAAGAAGGTGTGCCCCTGCTTAAGACCGCTTTGTTTGAAGAGTGTCTTAACCTGTATTCATCATCTGTTTCAACATCGTTTCCAGAATAAAAGGGTGCAACATTTTCAATAGATACGAGACCAACAGGTTTTGGGATCATGTCCTGAATACCATACGCTTCAAGTGGATATAATCCCTTTTTAGTACACACAACAGGGATACTTGTATACTTTTCACCAACAGGCGATGTAAAGTACATAGAGACAGACTTCGGAAGTGCTGTGAAAACCTTATTACTGTTATATCCGACATAAAGGTTATCGTCTTTTATATGGCAATATTGCGAAAACACATTCCCAGATACACTGTTTATAAAGCTAACAAGAGATGAGAAGAGTGTTCTAACACTTTCTGGATCTGGCGTTTGTGTTGACAAACCATCCTCAATCTTTGGTTTGACAGTATATACGAAGCGGTATGTTTCTCCTCCGCTTATGTCGTCCATATAAAATTCATATGGTCCTATCTTTACATCTGATGCATTTATCATAAAACCAGAAACAAAGTCCGTAACCAGAACATCTTGCTCTGCCTTGTAAATCTGTCCGTTATTACCTTTGTACTGTGTGCCTTTGCTTATGATTGTACTATTCGGACATGTGCTATCCGTCTTTATGTGCACTGTGCCTGAACCGGCCTGTGCAGAACGTCTGAAAAGGCCTCTCTTAGCAAGTATATCGTTCAGATATTTCCCTTCAGCACCGTTTAGTGTGGTGCTACTATAGACTGCCTCCATCAGCTTCCAAAGTTCATTTTCTCTTTCGGCCTGAATGGCTGCTAACTTTCCTGCAACACTACTATCTGTAAGAAGGATGCCTTGACCAAATTTTCCTATGAAGGCATCTTTAACATCGTCAAGTATCTCTTGTAAGGTGGGTCTTACAAATCCATCTTTTGTTATTCCGTACATAAACCCTCCTTAGAAGTTTGTTGGAAGAGTTATATTTATTAGTTCATACATAGAAGATATACTCTCCTTGTCCATTGTCCCATAAATACACGGCTCACCGTTTATTATATCGTTAAGCGGGGACTGTACTCTTTCACCAACAAGAACAGAAAACCTCATTGTTCCAAACAAGGTGGATACATGGAAAGACATACCATAAGACCTGTTTACACGGTCTATCTCACTTTTGAAATATGTTATTTCCCTAACCTCATCAAAACTATTTATCACTCTGATAAACTCGGCATCAACTTCACTTTTTGTTATTCCTTTCTGTAACAGTTTTTGCCGGTAAGGTATGCCAAATGTTGTATTAAGAAACCACTCGCCCATCCAAGTTTTCAATGAAATAGATATCTGTTGTCGAAGCCTTTCAAAGTCTGTTTTTGTTGTTTCAAAATCACCACTGTCCCTTACTATATCATTATCTTTTCCAAGCATTATATCATATAACATATCTTATCCCATCTCGTAGGGCTTTAATTCATTCTCTGAAAAGTACATAAGAAAAGCGCTTCTATTTTCACTATCCACGGAAGAGAATGAAAGACGTTCTTCCTCTGCAACACACCAAAGTTCCCCTCTTGGTGCATCTTGGTGATAGTTGTATGGTTTTAAAAGATCTATACCCTGCACAAGCTTTGTTATAAATCCGAAGTCTGTTCCCATCCTCATGGCCATATACCATGCCTCTTCTGAGCTATTCCATCTGAAAGACACTTTGTAATATTTATCATCAAGCTTTATAGACTCTACATAGTTTGGATCTGCAAACATGGGTATAATAACAGCCATATTTTCTCCTTTAGTTTGGTGGTGATGTTGTTCCTCCGCTGTCTCCTGTGTGTGTATGTCCTTTTAATGATATAGTACCTGCAACCACATCTGTCAACCCTGTAACAACACCTTTTATATAACAATTTCCAGAACCTTCTCCCTCGCCATCAGCAAAGATATTCTTCATCGTTTTTATATCTTGCATGACAGTGAGGTTCCCTTTAATAAGGGTGTCTCCTGTTATCTCTGCATTGGTGGTATCAATATATACCTTTTTAGAAGAGAGAAGGTGTGTTTCACCATCAGGTTTTACCACTATAGAAGTTACCCCATTTTCTATAATTACATCATCACTATCAACAGGTTTAGCACTCGGTGGTGTATAGAATGCCGGTATAGCCATAATGGGGAAGTTACCATTAAGTGTATATGATATACTATCCTGTGCCTGCAACCCATCAGATGTAAGTACGTTTGCTGTATCCCTATCAGAGAAAAGAACAATGACATTATCACCAACAGACAGGGGTATTGTTATCCTTGCGCTTCCCCTTAATGCACTATACACCATGAAGGGTACATCATTATAGGCAGCATAATATTCCTGCTTATCCTCGTACCTTGTCTTAACAAGAGGCTGGACATTGCATGTGGTCTTATTATAGTTGACACCAGTAACAACACAAGGCAGTATTTTAACAAAATCAAGCATATATGTATCTATAAGATTCAGTGTTGTTTGTACATCCATTATCTCACCCTTATAGTAACAGGTTTTGTTACTCCATTAATAACAATATCTTCAGCACCAACCTCTGGAAGACCTGAGGAGGGGTTCTCCTGTGGTGCTGTATCCCCTTTAAGATAAAGAACTGTTTCCCAAGACTCACCCCTATATTCACCAGTATGTTCCACTTTCTCAACCTTAAATTTGGTCCTTTCGCCACTGTTGACAGTTCTTGATTCGAGGTAAATTGCCGTGTTTATTTTGTACCCACCATCTAGGAAAACCTTGGCCTTATATCCTGTCTTTTTCTTACTTTTGTCTTTTGGTTTTGTATCTGCATTGTCGTCCCACATATCCACATCACCTATAAGACCACTATCTTTTGTTATAACAGGGATATAAACTTCTTCTCTGTGCTTATCCTTTTCCACTATTTGTATACTATTGCCGTCATCTATTGTGAAACTGGCATTCATATCATTAACAAGTTCTTTAAGCAGAGGGCATGTTGGTCCGTTATATGTCCTTGCCACAGGTATAGACCCTTCAAACGGCATCACACCGTCTTTTATAACCTTCATGTCAGCAATAAAACTATCAACAATTTCTTGATAGCTTGTGCCTGCATTAAAAGTTCTTTTTGTTCTCGCCTCTTGCCATTGGACCGCGCCTTGATTGCAGGCAAGCTCCACTATCCGATCTTCGCCTTTGAAAGTGTCAGAGAAGAAGCTCAGTGTCCCAGAGAAAAGTTCTTTTATGTTATCTTCATATCCTGCATAGAATCTCACCGCCATTTTGTCGCCTTGGTTGGCATTAAGAAAGGATATGAAAGATTTGGATGGATTGAATATAGCAAAAACAGCCTGATTACTATCCTCTTTGTTGTTCTTTTTTATGTTGAACCTGAGGTTATTTTCTTTAAAGGTGTATCTTTTAATGATGATGTCTTCATCAAGTAGTTTATCCAGACTTATTAACTCCCCCTTAGGAACGCTCTCAAAATCAACAGGAGCACCAACGTCTAGAATATACTTACGAATAAAATACATACAGCCTACCTCTCATATTCACTTGGGACTTTATCTTCTGCCATCCTGTCTGTGCTAGACCTCTTAAGTTCTTTCCACCTCTCAAACGGGAGGCGATAAGTATCTTCTTTTGCATCTATTGGCGTAGTATTACCCTTGTTTTTTTGCTCTTGAACATCGGGTTTAAGTCTTTCTACTATATACTGAGTCTCTTCTTCTATAAAATTAAGTTTCACAACAGTGATGTCTGCACTTAGTTCATTATAGGTAGATTCTACAAAAACTATCTTCTCTATAACGCAGTTTTCAATGGTATCATGTGCTATGTTTATAGTTATGAGTTCTTTCTTTTCCCAGAGGGCTTTTAAGAGGTCATATGCGTATTTACTACGAAATGTGTTATACTTACTACTAAAGCCAGCATTATCTGCTGTTGTACTTCCAAAAATATTTCTTATATACTCTTCCCCATAGAGGATGAGGTTTCTATCTGATTCATAAACAGGTTCGTTAGATACATAAACTTTAAAAGAGAATCTTTCATTTTCTAAAGTAACATGGTCGTTTGCAGGGCTTCCTGTTTGTATTGGGTGTTTTGTAATTTTGGAGGATATTGTAGTTTCTTCTTTTGTTACTGCATCAAAAATAACACATCTTGTTCCCTGTAAAACCCTTGAAGTTGGCCCCCCAAACAGGAGGGCCATTTGTTGTGTTGTAGCCATTTATCGCATACTCCTTGGTAGTGTTGCTTGTGCGCTTTTTGTACTTGTTTGCATCCGTGCTTCCACAGCACCATCTATTCTTGCATTTAGTGGTTCACCATCCACTACAACGGTTATGCCATCTATTGCCACGTCTGCTGCGAAGTTTCCAAGCATTCCGCCTGCTGCTCCGCCTATAACTGTGAGGGCTGGTATAGCAATAGGTGCAAGTGGGCCTGTTAATGCACCAGCAACGGCACCTGCCTTCATACCCAAAGCCATGCCTGCACCGCCTGCTGCAAGACTTGTAACATTCTTTGCAAAGTCTGAAACAGTATCACTGCTTAAGGCCGTTGCCAAACCACCAACAAGTAAAGCTGCTCCACCTGCTTTCATGGCACTTTTTTTAGAGAAAGCACCGGCAAGTCCGCCCATGCCTCCCTTTTTTCCTGACTTACCCATAGGAGATACGCCACCACTCATTGTGGCTCCCTCTATCCTTCTTACATACAGGATATCGGCCACCATACGCGGTATTTTCTTTACAAATTGAAAGCCCTTCCAAAGAGTTACCATTCCTATAAGAATACCAGCTATCTTACCAACCTCTTCCCCGAAGTTTTGCACGGCTTGACGTGAGTTTGTTCCGAAAGCTCTGTCAATAAAAAGGAAAGTATTATAAACAGCGTCTGCAAGAAGATGGAAAGGCTCCACTATTGCAAAGATGAATCCTTGAGAAAAACCACCAAAGAAGGATGAAAGCGGCTGTAAAATCTCAAGAAGACTTGTAAGGGAGTTGAATAACGCGGCCATAGCAGCGTTCATCCCTGTGTCTGTCATTGTCTTTGTCATAAGCTTCCACTGCGTTGAGAATGCCCCAAGTGCTGTGTCACCGTCTTTTAGTCTTCGTTCTAGTGCACCACCTTCTCTAGCCATTATAGCCATTGTTTTAGCTACCTTAGGAAGAACATCTTTTGCAAGCAGTTCGCCTTTTGCGGATAGCTCCATTATTTCAGCCACAGTCTTGCCGGTTGCTCGTACAAAGATCTGCATACCACCCGGAACCTGTTCTGCAAACTGTTGTTTTAGTTCTTCCATCATGACTTGGCCTTTGCCTGCCATCTGAGCTAGTGCGGTAAGACCTTTTTCCATTCTAAACTGGTTTACACCAAAAGCTCTTCCGTATTCTGAAAATCCTGTAAAAAGCTCTCTTACTTCTTCTTTTGTAATCTGCCCTTTAGAGGATGCGGCTAGGTTGATAAAACTATCAGCCATAGATTCGATATCTAGACCAAGTCGCTGAGATTCTTTTGTTAAGAATTGGAATGTATGGAAGGCATCCTTTGCATTTCCTTCAATAGCAATAAGACTACTCTGAAGCCTGTTCATCGCTTGACCTTGTTGGATAACAGAACTTGCTATTTGAAACGCACCAAAGGTGGCTGTGGCGGCAACAGCAGCAGCGCGTAGCCTGTTAAAAGCGGCCCAAGTACCCCTCTCTGGGATACCGCCGAGCCTTTTATTTTCCTGCCTTATAAACTCTTTACGTTGCCTGATCTCTTCAGCAGCCTGCTGCTTTTCAAGACGAAGCAGCATTTTCCTGTCACGGATCTCTTGCCTCTTTATCTTGTTCCATCTTGCCGTTCCTGAACGGAGTTGATTTCTGGCAAGGCGTGTAATGCGCCTTTCTTCGTCTCTAGCAGCCTTATCCTTCACCTTGTTTAGTTCTTTAACAGTAGATGCTTCTGTCCTGATATTTCTTGTAAGGTCTGTCTGTCTTCTTGTAGCCCTTATTAAGTTATTCTCAAATTCCTTAAGCCTACTTTTAGACCTATTATCAAGTCTATATTCAAGTTTTGCAATTAGTTCTGCAACAACCTTCTGTTCTGCCATCATTTACCCCTTTGAATTTTGTTTAGACTCTCTGTTACGGTATTCTATAATGAAGTTCCTCATCTCTGTTATCTTTGTAAATGTTTCTAAGTCTAATGAACTCCAATCTACATATACACCACAATCAGGGTCAACAATAGGCATTAGAAAGAAAAAATCCTCATCTGTAAGGATTGTTGTCTTCTTATACTTCTTAAATAACGGATCAGCGGTTATTGTTCTATCATCATCCTCTTTGTTAGCTGACCCGCGAAGTCGTTTTTTATAAATGCTCCAAAGTTGAATAAAATTATATCTGCACAAAGAAGAATAACTGTATCAAAATCTACACCCAGCTCATCCAACCTTTCAAGGGTACATTCTACCTCTACACCGTTTTTGTTCTTTGTGGTAACATTATAGAAAAGTATTTTTGTTATTTGTGGGAAATCTATCTCGCCTATTGTGGATAGTAGAACAGCAGTGATAGCCCCTGCTACAATATCATCGTCCTGTGTTCCGTTACTTACAGAGGCCATTGTGGACAGAGGCTCTGTGAGTATTTTCATAATCTGCCCTTGATACTCCAATGTACGGGGAAGGTTCCATTTCTTAGCTTTAAACTCAAAACCGTTGATGCTAAACTCTTTTTCTATAGACATAAATCCTCCTTATTAAGGGGGGGTATTACCCCCCCATCATTTATAAAATACCTGCTGCGTTTCCTGCTGCACCAAGAAGAGAAGTAACCTCGTTTGGTGTTACACCAACACTCACCGCGAAAAGCGTCCATTCACGTGTACCTACTTCGTTACTCCAATCGCGCTCTGGTTCGGTCTTTACCCAACAGGTTGCGGCAAAAACCTGCTCATAGGAGTTTGGATCAAAAACCCTTAAGGGAATGATGGTGGGCACACCCAGAAGATCATCGCCGTTTGAAAGTGCGTTCAACACAGCATTAAAGCGGCTTGTCTGCTGAAGGGTGAATTTGATTGTATAGGTGTTGTTCCGGTTTATGGCTCTGGAAACTTCACCTTTCGTACCTACATGCTCTGTTGTCCTGTCCTCGTTCCGTGTTACAGTTACCATACTACCTTGAGCAAACCCTGTAACATTCTCAAAGTTCAACTGGATTTGAACTTTTTCAGGATCATAAGTTCCTAAAAATTCTGCCATTTATTACTCCTTTAAACCGTTACAATACCTTTAATCTTTATTCTATGAATCGCTCCAGCCAGTGTTGCCTCGAAAGGAATATCAGGAAGGAAACGGTTTACTTTATCAATTGTAGGAATGTTAGCAACAAGAGGCGGTTTCACCTTGAATCTTGGCGTTGCTGCAAGGAAGTTAACATCTACGGCGTTCTGTAGGCGTCTTTCCATAACAGTAACAACCATGCCCACACCTTCGTCTGTGTAGGGTATCTTCATTCCCAGATCTGCTTTCTGCTTGATTAGCAGGAAAATATCCTCTTCCATTCTGGTTTCAAGCCACAGCCTCCCACGCTGAATATCAAAGAATGTTCCATCAGACATCTTTCCATCAAGGAAGAACCCAACACCAGCAATCATTGTGTAGATGTTTGCATTTTTCCCTAGGATTGTTTCTTCCTGTGTTGTAGAGAATTTGCTTACAGTGACACCTTGCAGCGTCTTGCCGTGGAGGGTAGAACTTCCTGCCTGTAGTGCAGCCATTTCTCCTATAGCTGTACATTCGTGATATTCCCCAACCTGATTTTCGTCTTGTGCAATAAGCATAGTTAGTTCATATTGCAAATCCTTCAACTGCGAGGCAATATCGTCTATAACAGCGGGATTGAGAATATCCGCATCATAGGTAGCAACAGCATAAATCTTCTTATTTGCCTCTGCATAAGCAGCAAGCTGCAAGATATCTACCTCGCTCCTGCTGTGGGAGGTTATGAAAAAGTAATCATTGGTTTGCTGTGTAATGGCGGTCAATGTATCGGCAATATCCTCCATGTTTGTTGTTTCAAAAACAACATCCACAGCATCCTCATCTTGAATGCTCTTGCCAAGATATAGTATTCTTGCCCCTGTCTTTGCTGTCACCGTAATAACACCACCAATAGCGGATGCTGAAACAAGGGAGCCAAGAGCCACATCCCCTTTAATTGCAGCAGCCAATGCTGTTGCCACTGCATCTTGGTCTTCAGAAACAGAAGGAGTATATTCTACAAATTCAGATACCTTTGAAGAGGAATCTTTTGCAACAACCTTTATAGCAAACTTTGCAGTTGCATCATAACTTCCTGTCGGAATTATTATAGTATAGTCTTCAAACTGCCGTGTGCCTATAATAACCTGTGCAGGTGCAAAGTTACCACTGAAGAAGGCTGTAAGGGCACGTACAACATCACTTTCAGCATCAAAACCGTCCTCTACTGCTGCCTGAGAACTTGTATAAATCCTAAATCTTTCATCAAAAACCGTATGAGGTGCAATAAATAGGGGTGTTTCAAACCCTGTTTGAGTAATTGGCCGTGCCGCTATACTCACCTGCACATCAACAATACGCTCCATTTCCATATTATTCTCCTATACTTTTTAAGTCTGGGGCGACACCCTCTGCCTCTTCAATGACAGAAGGTACCTCTTTGCCAACAAATACAGTATCCTCGTAGACGTAGTAAAAATCTACAACAAAGTATGCCTGCTTTTCTCTTTCTACCCCATCCCTAGATATTGTTGTTTGTGTTATTTGAGAATGGCCTTTGTAACCAAGGCCACCATCTGAAAGGATACTTCTCACATTCCTATCATTAAGCCTGTAGGCTATCGCTGTTAGCTTCTCAATACTCATTTCTCTATATGCATGGATATGCCAACGTAGAAGCATCTCTACAGCAAACCTCTCAACACCTGAAGGGTCTGTTGGTGGCATACGGTGCGAACCAGTTGTAAGCTTGTTCACATTCATAAGCTTGCACGCAACATACCCCCCATTTGGCCTCACAAAACCCTCCTCCATAAGATAGGGTTTTTCTCCTATGGCCTGAGTTATGAAGTCGTGTAAAACTTTATATGTATCTTTTTCAATATCCATAGGGCTTATCCGTTGGGGTTTTTTGCAAGATATACTTCATAATGGTCAAGTAAGCCTGCACTCCATTTTTTACTTCTCACAACCGTGTACTTTTCTCCATCTATGATAACTATATCTGCTAACTCTGTCGTACCAGTCTTAACACCTCTTAACGGTGTTGTTGTATATATTTTATACAGCTCTGCATTAGCAAGCCCTTCGGGGAGGGGTATATTGTCATCCACAGTGACTGGTTGGGGTGCAGAACTGTTTTCCACAGAGAACGGCTCTTCTACTTTTGTACTAAGATTATATTCATCAAGAATAGAGTTTGTCCTAATTGCAGAATACTCCCTTCTTGGAAGAAGTTTTGGTCTCCACTTCATAACAACCTCCCCTCAACATTTTCAGAAAGATACCCAGTTTCCGTTAAAGGTTTATCAAACCCTTTTTTCTTTATAGTAAATGGTGCGTTTGGCTCATAGAGTTCATCAGATTTGATATACATCGATATCCATTCAGCCATAGTATCAGCGGCATTTTTAAGATTTCCCCGAACATTTTTATCCCCTGAGGCAATTTTTCCTGCACCCCTTATAAAAGGATCAGCCACAACAGAGTCACACGTATTTACGGCGTAATCAAAGAAGGGTCTTGCCGGAACCTTTCTTCCTTCTGGTGTTGTAAAGCCTTCATTGTTTTTGTCTGCTATTGTTGCAAGAGGGATGTCATGCTCTGGGTGTACTTGGTCTTTAAAAAAACCAGCACCAGAGGATGTTTCCTCTGTTTTCAACATGCCGATTTCTACTTTTCGTATACCTTTAAGGTTTAAACTAAAAGTTGTCATTCTGAAAACATGCCTATTTTAAAACCACAAGAAACGCTTTCAGGGTCTTTTCTAACCCTATCTACTTCTGACCTTCTTACCCCGCCAACAATAGGTGGAGCGTAGCTTTTTGTGAGGCTGCTTCCTGTACTATTAAGATGCTCAAGTGTATCAAGATAGTTTTTAACCCTCTCAGAACCGAAGACCTCTACCTGCCCCTCCCTCTCCCTGACAGAGGTGGTAGAGAGGTTGACAAGGATTATAGGCATGATTTCCTTAGCTGCCAGAGAGATGTTCCCACCATTTTTATCAAGGTAGTGTTGTAAGATATCGTCATCAAGAATGTATGGTTCTGAGATGTCACCGATCAGCACCCTCAGTTGCATAAGTAAATCCATTACCTACTCCTCCGTTCCTCTATTGTTTTGAGCCTTTCATCCATCCTTCCCATACTTATAGCCATGCTTTGAAGGCTCTCACTCAAAGACTTAAGTGTAATGTTCAGACGATTGAAAGTGTCTTTTGAAACCTCTGTATCTTTTTTTATCTCTCGATGACTGGCCTTTATATCTTCGTTGCTTTCTTTAAGGTGCTTAATGTCGCTACAAACACCAGATATAGTTGTTTCTATATTCTTAATACGCATCTCTGTAAGGGCATCATTCTCTTTTAAAGCATAATAAGTACCTGCGAAAGATATAATAAGGGGAATGATAAAGGAAACAGATGTTGTCATAACTATTTTAGGCATTTTCCCCCCTAAAGAAAAAGGGGGAGGAGCCTTCCTCCCTCCCCCTCTTGTGCGTTTTATGTGGCTTTTGTTTTTTCTTATTATCCGCTTAAAAGCCATACATAGACTTTAAGGAGTGGAAACAAGGTTCCAAGAAAGCTGCGGATGGTTCATCCAGTGCAGAGGAGCCATTTCAAGTTCAAGCTCAATAAACTTTCCTTTGGGGTCGGTATACTGATACATGAACATTTCCTGTCCAATCTGGTTTGCACCTTCAAGCGTATTGGCAGGACCCCATACGGTACGGTAAACCTCAGGAAGGCCGGTAACAAATGTCCTACCACCCTCCAATGCTGTATCAGAATCAAATGCGGCCTGAGTTGTGCCATCGGGCATAGGGAAGTCAATGTCGTAGGTCATAAAACGAACACCCTTGTAATCAAAGACATCCACAATGCCGTATGCAGTCATACGCTGCATATCATCACGCATCGGGTTCACATTTGCAGCATAGTATTTGTACGCTTCCTGTACCTTCTCATGCGAGGTAAGCTTATCAAAGAACTCAGGGCTAACCAAGGCATTGATTGCCCCCATACGCCCTGTTTTTGCGCTGCGAACAAAGGCACGTTTAAACTCGGCCACCTTTACATCAACATCGGTAGTGGCGTCATCAAGCTTAAAGTTAAAAGTATAATCAGCAGGGTCAAGATTAAACTTGGTAAACATATCAGCGATAACAGTACCATCCGGTGCAACAGTTTTACCCTTCAGTGCCTGTAGCTTCATGTATTCGTTCGTCTGATCCGCCTCAAGACGCATCCTACGCATCTTCTTAGCCATAACGTTAGCAACAGTTTCAGGGTCTGCATCTGTTCCAACCATTCTCCGGCCCTGAACATCAGAGCCTGTAATAAGGTCTGTGGTCTGGAAGTAGGGGAGAACAAGTGCAAAAGTGTCTGCTCTATCCTCTTTACGCTTTGTCGGTGCACCACCTCTGCGGTTTACAGTGGGAAGAAGACTAAAAGTGGTTTCTTCACGGTCAAAAATTACAGTTTCTGTAGCAACACCTTCGCCTTCAAACAGGCCAGAATCGTTGATATAGCCTGCCTGATTGGGGATAAGTTGCACCATCTCGGTGCGGTCAATAATTCTATTGTAGTTGTTATAATCTCTTACGGCCATCTAAATCTCCTTATTTATCTACGCGGATACCTGCGGTTTCAAGTGCTGTAATAACGGCAGCTTCAGTGGCTGTTCCTCCAAGGGTTAGTGCACCGGCAAAAACAATAGCGGGACCACTAACAAGGACGGCAAGGGTGTGGTCTCCTGCGTCTTTTTCAACGACAGTTTCATCCACAAGAATACCTACCTGCCCTATGGGGTCGGCTGCAATGGCGGCCCAAGTATCACCAGATTTCTCAAGAACCTGCCCAACATCCATACCATCAACAACCGTAACAGTACCTGCCTCACGGCACCACTTTTCTTCCATCCAAAGTTCTTTCTTTACAACATCGGTAACAAAAGCATTTGTTGTTGCAACTTTAGTCATTTATATCTCCTTACTTCTTCAGTACGTTTTTAAGGGCAGCGGTCATGGCATCTTCTGGGCCTGTGGTGCTAGATTCGGCACCGTGACCTTTTTCTTCCTCTACGGCAGCAGCCAGCGCATTGCTCGCCTCATTAAGGGCATTAATAACACAGACAGCATCATTATTAGACATCAAGAAGGATGTAAGCCCTACCTTGCTTTCTTCGGTTAGGAAGCTATAACCATTAACAGCATCCTGCACCATTTGCTTATATTCTGCCTTCTTCTGCTCTTCAAGCTTATTTAGTTTCTCAGAAAATTCAGCATTCATCTTGCGAAGCTGTTCATTCTGGGCCATAAGTTCTTTGATAGCTTTTGCGTCGATACCGGTATCAGCCATCTCCACCTTCTTCTGCTCTTCTGCTTCAGCCACAGGGGTTTCCCCTTGCTTTTTTGCACTCATTCCGTCTTCCTCCATTATGTAATTCAAAAATTCATCCTTAGACATAATCTTATCCACCAACCCCTTCTCTTTTGCTTCTACTGCTGTAAAAACTTTAGCATCTGTGTTTCTCACACTTTCTTCATCCATACCTCTTGCTTCAGCTACATGGGAAACAAAGGCATCGTAAAGATTGTCCACTTTTGCCTGTATATCTTTCAAAAACTCATCCCTAAAACCTCCGTCTGTGTCATAGGGAATTTTGTTTCCGCCTGCATAGATATATGTTGTTTTATACCCCGCCTTTTCTTGTGCTTCTGTACTATTCACAAGCCGAGTTACAACACCGATAGAACCCACTTCAGCATAATTGTTTGCAACAACCTCATCACAAACACAGGAAAGTGCATATGCGGCAGATGCAGACAAGCCGTCAACGTAGGCTGTTAGCTTAACACCTCCATCATCACACATTTTCCTTATTTCTTCGGCTGTTTCAAAAACACCGTAGGCCTCCCCCCCACCACTATCAACATTCATAACAATGTGTTCAATGCCGTCCTCAATGGCCTGTGCAACACCTTCATGGATTGCCTGATAAGAGCATCCTCCACAAAGGGCCTCCCACCCTGTCTTTTTATATGTAAGAGGTCCCTCAATATTCATTATTGCTGTTTTCTTGGATACCCTCTTACCCTCGACATTCTTTTTGTAATCGAAGTGCTTCTTGGTGAAGGCTTCAGGCTTGTTTTTACCTGCCTCAAAACCTTTACTGTTTCTTAGTTCAAGAAATTCAAGAATGGTACTCGCTGTTTTAGGCTCAATAAGCTGAGGTTTGTTTTCAAAATAGCTTAGTACCCTATTTATATTCCCCATTTAAGCGTTCTCCTTGTTTGACGTACTGTTATCTGCACCACCCACCTTGTTTGACGTTCCTTCTCCTGCACTCTTCATCCCATCACCCGATCTTGAAACAGCCTCAGGAAAGAGTTTATCAAACTCCTCGTTACTCATCTCTTCATCTATACGATATTTGAAGTCCCCCTTCTTGAGAACCTCGTTGATAAGCTCCGGTGTTCGCGGCAGGTATCCAACAGCAGCAACACGCTGGATAAACTTAGAAAAGACATCTATATCTACACTGTCAAGCTCTGTGTGTTGGAGAGTGGGAATTTCGCTTTTATCGAGATCGAAACCATTTATGTTCAGGGTTTGTACAACCAAATCTCTTTTTAATGTTTGAGCTATAAACTTCAAATGGCGGTCAATAGCAAAGCCGAGTAAAGCATTCTTGCTATCAGCAAGCGCAAAACTGCCGTGCGTATCTGTACCAAGCTTTAAAACATCAGCAAGATACAAGATTAATATTTCATTCTGCTTTCTTTTTATAATATCATCAGTATTATATTGCTTTCCCGTTTAGTATTCAAAAAGGCTCGCTAGACCTTTCCGGCAGCTTTACCTGCACCTGTATGTCTCCATACAGACTAGACTATATCTTATTCCTCAGCCGCACTGGAGGAACCCTACCGTTTGGACCCGCTTGGGCCTACGTTCCTAAGAACTAGTCGTTGAACCTTCAAAAGCCTCCTCCTTTATCTGTCTGGAGGCTTAAGCTTGGCTGCTGATTATCTCTATCTTAATGATTTTTACAGTATCGCAGAGTGTCACCACTCTGTATTGTACATTAAGCCTAACAAGACTTCCCAGCAATTAGATAGGTTTATTTTTATAGATGTTTCCATCTACCGTGGCTTATTTGCAAACCACCGTCCACTCCAACAAGTTTAAAATCAAAGAGTGGTTTCCCCCCATCCTGTGTGTAAGCAAGAGGAAGGAGCATGTAGGATTGATCACCTGAATGCATATTTGCTGCATCACGCTTCAGTGCCTCTACAACAGCGGCTTCTGCTGATGCAGGGTTCTCCTGTGCTTTAGCAAGGTAATCAACATCCACACCTATAAGAGGAATACCCCCAAGGTCTTTAGCTCGTTGTGTTCAGAAAAGGTCGTTAATCTTCTCCGGTTCTCTTATGAACTCCTGCATGTCTCCATGCAGACCAGACTATATCATGTTCTTATTTCTAAGAACCTCCCCGTTTCGAACCACTTGGTTCTACTCTACTAACTTCCGTAAAAATTACGTGTGTTCGATAGTCAGACTATTTTACTTTTAACTTCATTTTGTGTGCCATACTCGGTACTTGGGAGACATATGGCTTTACGATTTCTATAAATTTCCTAGCCTCCGCTGTACCGCAACGGAGACGATAAAGACCTCTATTCTTTACCTGAGTAAATCTTATACCCCAAACTTCATTGAAGTAATCAATAATCTTCTGGTTGTCTTCTCTACTAAGATATGTGTTAAGTATCAGCTCGTTTGCTACTACTTCACCATCCTTGTTTTTCTTCTGAGATAACCCGCCATCATCCATATACCATATGGATAAACCAAGCGGCGTGAGCTTATTCAGGATTCTACGGTCTGTAATGTTTTTTCTACCACTACCATAAATTACCTTACGATATTGCTTCATAAATTTGTAAACTCTACTTCTAACTTCATATGCACCATACCCGTTATTACTAACATAATAACAGTCAGTCATAGATATACCACTTACTAGAAGTTTTCGTTTCCAATCTATATAGTCTTTTTGCGCTATGCAGTGACGCATGCTCAAATAACCTTTAGCATTCAATGTGCCGTCTCCAAACAGCATAGCAATGACAAGGTTCCTAATTTCTTTTGAAGTTTTCATAAAATACTCTCCATACACTAATGTGTTGTTTATTTGACTTATTAGTCGTTGCACGTTCCTTCCCGTTGGGAAGGCTTCGCTCAGGATTACCCTCGTCTCAACGTTAGGGCTTCCCCTGAATTAAGGGAGTTTGCTTTATGTATCAATACATAAAGGCGCTATAATTAACGCCGACAGCCTCATATTCCTCTATGAGTGTTTTATATGTCCAAGGGATGTAGGCACCAACTAACGGGCTTCTTCCCTCTGGGTTATCTCTATACCCATCGTAGGCAAAATGTATGAATTTTGACCTTGGTATTTCTATATAGCCTGTAAGGCTCTTTAATGCCAGTGGGTGTGTCACATTTCTTGTTGACTGTTTTAAGCCTAAAAGCTCCCTGTTATCCTTACTAAAGACCCACTCTTCAATGGTGTCTTGTGCTCTTGTTGGTAGTTTTTTCCACTTATACTTTCCCTTCCACTTCCCTTCTTTAACCTTGTTGTAGACTTTTTCCGCTATGTGAAAGCCGTAACGTCTATAGCTACCACACTCAGTAATGAAATCTTCCCATGTTCCCATATCCATGCTGTTCATACAGTAATTTAAAAATTCTGCTGCTTCTTTTGCCTTATCACTGGCTGTATCAGGAACATCGAAGAACCACTGCACACGACCTATCATAAGATCTATTGTGGAATTTGCAGCGGATATTACAGGGTCATAGGACATCTTTTTAAAGGTCTTTGTCGCATTAGGGAACCTTAAAGCATCACGACTTTCCTCATAAATGCGGCCATTTACCTGATTAAGTCCTATATACCCTTTTTCAGATAGGTTGAATTTCTTAGAAGTGGTTGTTTTTGTAGCAGACTTGCTGCCCTCTTTTACCACCAGTGCCCTCCTTAATGAAAGTTGGCCCTCACAATTGAGAGGGGTGTTTTTACCGATGTACCTCCCCACTCATCTAGTGTAAAATTGGGAAGTACACTTTTTTTAGATAGGTAGTTGAATGCCATTGCTGTGCAGTCAACCCAATCATCCTTTCGTGTTCTTGTGCTTGCTTCTCCGTTGAAAGATTCAAGCTCTGTATAAAATGCATTCAATGTTTTTTGGGTAAATGTTGCATCCAAGATGTAAACAAGCCCATTCTCGCATGATGCAGAAAACGGTGAAAACTTTATTAGCTTAGATTTGTTAGATGCAACCACATCCTTTCTGCAACGGATACCTTGCTCTATTAATTTCTTTGCTGATTCAATGTATTCCGTCTTACCCGCAGCAGCGGGGTCTTGAGGAAGAACAACCTCACAATCATGGCCATCAGCAAGTGCCTGTTTCAAGATGATATTATCTCTTGCACCTGCTCTTTTCCTGAACCTGCCATATGTCTTGCTGTCTTCATCATAGTTTTCTTCCACAAAATCGCCAGCAATGTAGTAGTTTCCTGCTCTATCTTTCCCCATCTTTATACAAGCTGTATAGTCAGGAGAGGGGTTTGTGTCACTCGGCTCTGTAGCTGCTTTATCCCAAGCACGTACCCACTTTGTATCAGTAGGTGCCTCAACACAACGTTGCAGCCAATCTCTTTTAAAGTATCCACTATCCTGTGGTCTAGCATACCAGTTCATTTTGTTCAGCACGTCTCGCTAAGACGTGCCCGACACGTAATATACACCGTGTCAGCTATATGTTTCCATATAGATCAGACCATATCATCATCTCAATGAGATGTTGTGCGCTTCGGAACCGCTTGGCCCTACTCCTACTCAGGATGGTCGTTGCACGTTCCTTCCCGGTGGGAAGGCTTCGCTCAGGATTGCCTACAGCACAAAGCGTTGCCTGTTTAGGTGTCCCCTGAATTCACACAATTTTTCATATAATATCACTACTATATGCGGCCACTGTTAACCGCGTAGTAATCTTGCCTTATCAACCTCGTTGAGGCCTTCAAGCATTGCAAGATAGTCTGGATTGGTCTCTATCATAATAGGGTTATCATAGATATTTGCAGAGATGAATGTAAAGGATACAGGGCGTATAGACGGGCCTGTTCCAAAATCTCTATAGATTTCTTCTTCTGTATCCCTCCAGATAAACTCACCATTCTTTCTAATGAACCATCTTACAACCCCATCTTTAGACTGGTCGGGGTATCCTTGTTCATCTAAGTACCACTCTACCATAGGCAAAAGCCAACTATCAGGATCTGGGTTACCGATTATCCTGTATTTGTTTACCTTTTTCTACATTTCTGTAGGTTCAGACCATATCTTCACCCTCATCGTTACATGTTAGGGGCTGTGCGCTTCCACCACACATGTGTGGTGTACTCTACTCACTGTAACAGGTGTTACGCTTTCGATGGTCGTTGCACGTTCCTTCCCGGTGGGAAGGCTTCGCTCAGGATTGCCTTCTTCCTCTGCCCAATTGCAGCAGCTAAGGTTTCCCTGAGTTCACACAGTTGCCAGTACAGCTTTCGCCATACATGTCGCGTAATCCACGACAGAACCATACGAGAAGCATACTTACTTTTACTTCTCATACGTGACATTAAGTATTCAACTTGTTGGAAAGTGAAATGTGTTGCCTCATCAAAGCATATCAGGGTATATTGTACATAATATTCAACAGATGGCGCTAACATCTGCCCGACACATAAAGTGTCCGCTGCATGTTTCCATGCAGAGTAGACTATATCTTCATCTTAATAAGATGCTAACCGTTTCGACCCGCTTGGGCCTACGTTCCTAAGAACTAGTCGTTACACACGCCGTGGCTTGCTCGGTATCACCCACATCCTACATGTTTGGGCTTCCACCGAATTAGGTTAGTTTGCTTGCGCTGTCACCAACACAAGGGGCTACTAATTAACCCTTGATGTTTCCTGAAATCATTATCATTTTCCATGTGTGAAAACTTAATTTTTGCCCCATTCGGAAAAATCATTCTCAGGTTATGTTTCAATATTTTGGGCCTGATATTTTTAGGCAGCTCAGAGTATATCTCCGTTGCTGTATCCCACATCCCCCCTTCACCTGTAAGCTGTGTCGTTTCCCTTCGGAAGACAATCCCCCTAAAGTTGGGGCAATCGACATACCTCAAAGGTATCATATTCATTATGTATGACTTTCCCGAACCTGCGGCACCCAAAATGTTCACAGATGTTCGTAAGGCATCTGCCGGAAAAACATTAAAATGTTCTCCTGCTGTATATTTCTATACAGTTCAGACTATCTCTTCACCCTCAACATTACTTGTTAGAGTGTCTCATGTTTCAAACACCTTGTCCTTGCACTTAAGGACTACTTGTGTCTTACGTTCTTATGAACTAGTCGTTACAACTACTCCCAAGAAAAATTCTTAGATATGGAAGTATGCGTTTTTCTTCTATAGATCCTATGTACCGTGCTTGTTCCAACCTTATTCCTCCTTACAGTAGAAGAGCATGAAAAACCCTTCTCTAGGTCAGAACATATCCGCACACTTATCAAAACCCATAAATCCTAAATTTTTCATGCCTACTCCTTTTTCGGCTTGCGTAGTCACGGGATTCCCTTATGCGTGTACACTTAGGGTTCCCCGTTTTAATGAGATACACATACACAGTTTCCTGTGTACAGGGCAGTTATCTACCAATTACCGTCATTTGGGCATCAGCACCCAGCATCATTTCTTGCTTTCTTGATGCAGGTGCGAGTTTAGTCATTGCCTCCTCCTACCATTTTCAGGCTGAGTATTTTACCCATACCCCCGCCAGAAGTCCTACCGTCTTCCATTACCTCCTCTACATCCTCAACATCACCGCTTGCTTCCTTGCAAAAAGATTTGTGGAGACCAATGATTTGTTCCGCTGAACCCTTTCTTACACTTGAAGAGGATGCCTTATCCCTCATCAAGAAGGCCAGTGTTTCATAAGCCTCTACAACATCATCAGACACCTTCTCTTTGATAATGTCTAGTTGTGCAAGAAGCTTCCTGTTCATAAGAACCTCTTTTGTTGTACCTTTCGGCCTAGCCATATTACCTCCTGTTAATATTTTATAGGGGAGAAAAGGAGGGAAACTCCCCTATACTTTTCGGATGCCTATCTAAGACATCTTAGAAGATTACAAAAGACAATGAAATTCATTATCATTTTTAATTATTAATTCAAAACCTATTATAACACACTTTTAACCATTTGTCAAGTCTTTATTTAATTATTTTTTGATAAAATACTTTATTAAAGATCTTCTGGGTTGTCGAACATGTCCAGCGAATCTAAGAAATCCTCGCCATAGACAGCGGAGATATTTCCCTCACGCAGACATTCAGGACAAACAAAGCTTTCTAAGTATACATCGTATACATCCTCGTGCGAGGTAAAAAGCTTGTTGCAGATTGAACACCTGTATGTGTATATCATATTTTCCTCCATATAAAATTAGCCTCTATTATGTTATAACACAATAAAGTCTTTTTGTCAAGTAAAAAATAGAGATTAGGTTAGGAAATTATTTTTAACATTTCTTAAAATAATGCTTGACAAAATCTCTTTTTTATGGTATCCTACGGCTTCCTTTGCAGGAAGGGTTAATGTATATATTATGTATGTGTCTCGTAGTGAGTAGGAGTATATATATTATATACATATATATATTATATAAATATACTATATATAAAGTATATATATTTATATTATATAAAGAATATATATATAATATATATATCTTATGTTTAGATAAGAATAAGGTATTGACAAACAGGGGGAATAGGGGTAGTTTGATATTGACAGGTAAAAGCACCTTACAACTAAAACAAAAACAGGAGGTAAGTATGAAATACATGGGAAGTAAAAACAGAATAGCAAAGTATATCCTCCCAATTATGCTTGCAGAAAGAAAACCTGACCAGTGGTGGGTTGAACCGTTTGTTGGAGGTGGAAACATGATTGATAAGGTTGATGGGAATCGTATTGGGGCCGCCATTGCAGCCCGTATGTAATAGAAGCATTAAAACTTATACGCGATGCACCAAAAAGTATTCCTGAAATTATTACAGAAGATATGTACAATTCAATGAAAAAACACAAAAATATTGATGGTTTAACTGGATTTACAGCATTTTCAATGTCTTTTGGTGGTAAATTTTTTGGGGGGTATAGGCGGGACAAAGCAGGAACAAAAGGTGATATTGAAAACATGATAATACAAACAAAACGTAGTAAGCAATCAGCAATAAAACAGTCCTCGCTAATTCAAAATGTAGAATTTTTGTGTTGTCCTTATGATGAGCTACATATCCCCAGTAACAGCTTAATCTACTGTGATCCGCCCTATTCAGGGACAACAAAGTACTCTAATGATTTTGACCATGAGTTGTTTTGGCAGTGGTGCAGAGATAAGGCTAATGAGGGACATAAGGTGTTTGTTTCAGAATATAATGCTCCAGAAGATTTTACTTGCATTTGGAAAAAAGAAATTGTAAGCAGCCTGACAAAGAACACGGGAAGCAAGAAAGGTGTTGAAAAACTGTTTACTATCTAAGAGGAAGAAGCAATGACAGCAGGGTGTTGTGATATAAACAATAAGGAGTCTCATAAGGGATGTAAGAAAACACTTGACAAGGCCTGTGTTGTTTGTTATATTCTTCTTAACACGCCGGAAAGCCTATCAGACATGGAAGTCACATCCTAGATGAAAAGAAGCTCCTCCTCCGGTTTTACTATTTGTTCTAGGCCTTAAGTCAGAATTATGTACAGCGAAACAGTTCTTTTTTAAAATAGTTTTATAAAAAGCTTGACAAAGTGTTTCTCCTGTGCTATATAATAAGAACGTTAACGCCTGCATAACTGTCTCAGCTGTTTAATCTCTCTTTCGACGGATCACAGTTGTTATGCATGATAAGAGACATCAGAATACTCACCGGCCCCGTCAGGCAATCGGGTAATTACGGCGAGGAAGAGGAACCGGCGCAGGTGTTTGTTGACTTGGATCTGAGCAATGATTTGCACGTGGAGGGCTTTGAAGATGAGTGAAATGATTAACAAAACGATGATGGATAGCTGGCGTAAGTATTGGGGTACTGACGATGACGACATACCGGACCCGCCACCGGCGTTCGTCCGTGGTTTTAATGCCGCAGTTGAAACGCTTGCAGATGGAAAAGGCTGCGGGTTTACGGCAATGGAAAATACATTTGGAGGACTGTAAATGAATCAAATACGATTGAATGGCCCGGAAACACTACCGACAAACGGTCAGCAGATATTGTTGTTTTTGCATGACGGAACAGTTTGTAGTGCGTGGTTTTCTAATGTTGCTCCGGAGAACGACGCGAAAGACGACGGCGAGTATGATTGGATATGTTGTGAAGATAGGTTCTTGATAGATGGTCACGACACGCACCTTATTCGGGGTTGGCTGCCGTTATGCTATTTTGAGGGGTTTGTATGATAACGTCCTGTAACCACAGCGAGAATATTATTTGCGGTTCTTGCCTGATGAAGAACCACCAAGAAAAGCAGGTTACTGAAAATTTGTTGCGAGGTGAACTGTTGAAAAGGGTTTTGCCATACTTGGAAGCATCGTTGCTCGGGCGGCTGTACTCGGAAATGCAAGGTGCTCATGAGAATAAAGCACTGCACAAGGCACTTGAGCAGGAGTGTTCAGACCTGGAAACACTTATTGAAGAAATAAAGGAGACAACATGAAAAAGCCTGTTTGCCCGTTTAATTATATGGAAGCAAACCTTGGCCTTTCTCGTGGTGATGCAGATTGCTTGTTGTTTAAGAATACCAGAG